GATAAGGTGCTGCGGGCGGCCTATAGAAGGTAGGTCGCCGCATCACTCGAAAGTTTTGCATAAAGATGTATTTTAGTACAACCTTACAAGATTCAGAGAATCTAGGCATAAACGAGTTAACTTTTAACACAGATGTAAAATTAAACCAACATAGTTTAAGGTTACAAAACCGAATAATTCAAATTGTCTCAGAATTAAAATTAAACATGGTCCACATTGTCTGGGCGTTAATTAATAAATAATTAAACATTAGATACGATCTCCTTGGCGCTTTCATCAATAACTTCAAATGTTGAAACATTGATACCGAGGTGTGGTTCGCGCATGATGTAGCCGTATATATCAGCTCCAACAGGGGTGAGGTCGAATATCTCGCTAGTAGCATTGACTTCTTCTGCATTTAGAAACAGAGATAGGGTCAAAGCCATCGAAGAAGTAAAGTTCACTTCTGGAAGTGGGAGTTGCAGCTCGAAGATTCCGTCTTCAAAGTGCTGGCGTAACAGCCACCAGGCAGTGCCTTGCTTCTTGGTGTAGTCTACCACATTAAAGTGGAGACCAAATTTTCTTGCATAGTCTACAGCTTGGGCATACAGGTTGGGGTTCCAATTGTGTCCAGTCGGAATTCCAAAAGTGTGTCCGGTCTCGGGTAAAACAGGGACATACCTCCTTTCTTCAGTGAGATTGGCGATGTTGACATAACCAAGTTGTTGTATTGCAAAGGCAAATGGGGCAACCACGGGTAAATCCGTGATGGTCTTGGGCCTTTTGAGACTTCCTATATTGTAGCGATCTGGAAAATCAAGATGTATGAGAGCTCGAAGCTTCATATGTGTGGCTAAGCAGGCACCGATTGCTAATTGTTCAGCAATTGTATTGATGCGTTGGATAGCGTCATCGTTGTTGAACTCTGTCTTTGTTTGCAGCAGGTGAAACATTGACTGGCTGATGGTTCTTTCAATACTTTGAAAGTAGGTCAACGGCCGCAGAGTTACTGGTGTAGGCGTGCGACGGGCTCGATCTCTTGGCAGAAACAGGCCGTACATGCCTTCATCTCGCAGTTGCGCTATAAAGTCTGGGTTTCCCACAGAATCATTAAGTGATTGTGATTGAGCGAATACGCTTGGTATAGCGGGTGGCTCAGTGGGTTGTCTGGATTGCAGCTTGAAGGTAGCACCAACAGCGGCTTTCTCGTCAGCAGCATGAGCGGGTAAGCTCTTCGTTGGTGAAGAACCTTTGCTCTCCGTGACTTTTGATTGCTCAGTCTTAGCGTCGCTATTGTCAGTCGCCATGGGATGGTGATTGCTCGTTAGTAGCGGATGTAAGATGTATGAGTTTAGGTACTCACTGAAACATATCAAACAAACAGGTCTTTAGTAAGATAGGGGAAGAAACTTCTAAGTAGGTTCATAAGTTTAAATGAAATTTGAAGTTTAATTCCTAACTAAAGAGACAATGATTACCTTTCGGTGGATCATTATC